CGCCTTGGAGCGGATGTACCGCGGGCTTACTCCCACCGAGTGACTTGACCGATGGCCAGATACCTTCCCAACACCGTCGATCCCTACCCCGGCGACGATACACCCGATCTTCGAAGCATCCTGAAGGAAATCAAGCAAGGCTGCCCCTCCCACGAGCGGCACCTCGTCAAGGCCCGCGAGCTGCAAGACTGGTACGACGGCGACTCCGAGAAATACGTCGCCTTCCGCCCGGCCGAGGACGCGCTCTCCTGGCTCACGCGTCCGAAGCGCGTCAGCTTCATCACCCGCCAGGCTGTGAACAAGCTCACGAGCCATCTCTACAAGCCGGGCCCGCGGCATCGCCGGATCACGTCGGATCTGGCGGTAGACGCGTGGTACAACCATGTCGCTCAGGATATTCAGCTTAATGGGTTGATGCAACATGCCGACCGGCTCGCGACCCTGCACGGATTATGCGCGATCGGCATATACCCCACCGGCAACCCGGCGCGGCCGATCAACTATCATCTCTTCCCGCGGTTCGACTTCGTGTTCTGGGTCTGTTCCGATGATCCACGCGTGCCAACAGCCGTCTGCACCATCACGAAAAGCGGGCCCGAGACGATACGGTATAGGCTCTGGACGTCAACCCATTATTACACGTTCTTCAAGGGCAAGAACTGGGGCTACACGCCTGGCGGCTGGAGCGTGGCACGGTTTGATCCGGCTTCCAGCGGGCCGCATCCGTATGGTGTGATACCGTTTACATTTATCACAAATGAACTTCCAACTACGGAGTTGGAAACCAAGGGCCTCGGGCACCTGCTCCAGAAGATCAACCGGGCGCTGAACATCGACAAGTCGAACCTCGCACTTTGGGTCCATCACTATGCTCGACCGCTCGGCTTTGTATCAGGAGTGGGCCCGGAGTGGCGGCCCCGCTTTATCGAAGGCGGTTTCGTTCCTCTGGTGGCTCACCACGACTCCACCGAGGACGCCCCGGTTGTTCCCGAGGCCAAGTACCTCGAATCGTCGATCGACATCGGCGCGCTGCGGGAGTACATCCGCGGCGAGGCCAACGAGGCCCTGAAAGAGCTGGATATCCCCGTCTCGATCGAGGCGCAGGCCGACGGCCAGGGCGGCGCACGGATGGCATCGGGCGTGTCGATCGCGGCCCAGGACGCGGACCTGATCACCTATGCCAAGCGTCGACAGCCGCTCTTCGAGCTGCACGAGACGAAGCTCGCGCAGCTCGTCTGCCGGATCGGCGCCTGTCCCGTCGCGGGCCTGCCCGGGCTCGCCTCTGCCCTGTCGGCCACCGCCCTTGATCCGTCGCTCCGCGTCGCCTGGCCCGAGGTCTCGATTGACCTGCCCGGTCCCGACCGCGACAACGCCGACACGTTCGAGCTCCAGTACGACCTCACCGACCCGATCGAGCTCCTCATGCGCCGCCAGGGGCTGACCGAGGAAGAGGCGATCGAGGCGTACCGTCAGGTCCAGCGGCGCAGGCGGATCGCGGGGGCACTTCAGGAGGATCCGGACGCTGTGGTACCGCCGGCCCCCGACGACCAGGCCGCGGAGCCCGAGCCTGAGGGCGACGTGGACGACCTGGGCGGCGGCGAGAATGCCGACATGGGCATCGCTGGCCCGAGCGGCGGCAACAACCAGGCCCCGCCCGTCAATCAGCAGCAGCCGAACGTCTCCGTCACGGTGGCGGTCGACCCGAAGATGCCGATACCCGCGGCGCCGCTCATACTCCCGGCGACTCCGGGGTATGGATCATGGGGAACTGAGTCATGAGCCAAGCTATCGTCAGCGCGCCCCGCTCCAGCGGCGGCACCTGGGTGAGGTGATCTGATCTATCCCAGCAGCGCCCACGCGACCAGCGCGGCCAGGCCGAGGGCGGCCATGGCGACGGCCGCTTTCAATGCGGCTTCCAGGTCGTCCATAGTCGGAGTATTATATGGCATCATACAATAAGTTCAATGCATTTGTCGCCGACGTCGCGAACAAGGTCCACAACCTCGGTTCGGACACGCTCAAGCTGTTGCTTTCGAACACGGCGCCGTCGGCCGCGAACGCCGTCAAGGCGGACATCACCGAGATTGCGGCCGGCAACGGTTATGTGGCCGGCGGCGCGGCGGTCACCGTTACCAGTTCGGCCCAGTCGAGCGGCACCTACACGGTCGCGGCCAACGCCGTCACATGGACGGCCTCGGGCGGCGCGATTTCGACGTTCCGCTACGTGGTGCTCTACAACAGCACCGCGGCCAGTGGCAATCTCGTCGGCTGGTGGGACCTGGGCGCGGCGACGACCATCAACTCGGGCTTCACCTTCACCGTGACGTTCGCCTCGAATGACATCCTCACGATCACGTAAGCCGGAGGCGGCCATGTTCCGATTCGGCGATCCCGGCGGCCGCGGCTATAACGCGGTGGGCACCTCGCAGGTGAATCTGCTGGCGTGGTGGAACGGTTCAAACACCACCCCCGCTAACTTCTCGATTACCTCCAGCGGCGGACGCAACGGGGGCAACAGCCTACATTTTAGCATCGCCGGCGCAGGCTACATCTCAAAGACACTCGACGCCCAGGCGACCTGGGGAATTGCCTTCGCGATCAAGGTGAGCGCGTTCCCCTCCGGCGGTGCGATCTTTCAGCTCATCGACGCGGGCACGACGCAGATCGAACTACGTCTGAACACCAACGGAACGCTCAAGGTTACGAAGAATAACGGCACGGCGCTCGGGACGACGACCACGGCGATTGCGGTGTCGACCTGGACTCACGTCGAGTGGCTCACGACGATCAACAACTCGACTGGTACGACCCAGATCTGGATTAACGGCGTCTCGGCACTCAACCTGACGAGCCAGAACACGCGGAACACCGCGAACAATTCAGCAGACCAGGTTATCCTCGGCTCGTTCGTGAACAATTCGACTGGCACAACAACTGTCGACTTAGACGACATCATCGTCTATGACGGCCAGTCGAACGACGCGCAGGGCAACCCCGACATCCACTCGCAGATCGGCGACTGCTCGCTCACCTGGCTCTTGCCCACGGGCGCCGGCACGAACACGGCCTGGACCGCCAGCTCGGGCAGCAACTACGCCTGTACCAACGAGGCCACGCCGGACGGCGATACGTCCTACGTCAGCAGCTCGACAACCAACCAGATCGATACCTACGCCACGGCCGACCTGGGCGCGGGCGTCAACACCGTCAAGTCCGTCATGCTGATGCACTACTCGCGCAAGGACGATTCGGGTAGCCGGTCGATCGCCGGCGCGATCCGCACGAACAGCGCGAACTTCGTCGGCAACACGATCAGCCTGGGCAACTCCTACGCTTACACGGTCGCCGGGGCCTGGGGTCAGAACCCCAGCGGGACACCGGCTGCCTGGACGCCCGCCGACGTCAACAACATCGAGATCGGCGCCAAGGAGATCAGCTAAATGGCCGGCAGGGTATCCCAGGCCGGCCTCCTCGTAGCGGACGTCGGCAGTCCGCTTGCGCGGCTGTCACAGGCCGGGCTCCTCGTAGCGGACGTCGGCTCACCCAACCTACGGCTTTCCCAGGTCGGGCTCCTCGTCATCGGCAACGGCTATGCCTCGCTCGCGGCCGGCACGGGCGCTTTCAGCCTCACCGGCCAGTCGGTCGCGCCGAGCATGGCCGCGGCTGCGATGAGCGCCGGCAGCTACAGCTTGGCCGGAGAGCCTGTGAGCCTCGCCACGGGCATGACGGTCGGCATGAGGAGTTACAGCCTCACCGGCCAGTCGATCGCGCCAAGCCTCGGCCAGGCCGTTTCCGCGGGCAGTTACACGCTCACGGGCGAGCCGATCAGCCTGAGCACGGGCGTCACGCTGGCGGCCGGCAGCTACAGCCTGACGGGCGAGCCGATCAGCCTTGGCGCGGGTGTGACGCTCGCGGCCGGATCGTACGGCCTGAGCGGTGACGACCTGGCAGGGGCCCTGAGCCTGACCCTGGCATCCGGCAGCTACGCACTGGCTGGCATGGCGGTCACGAACAGCGGCGATCAGACGGTGATCGTCGATTGCGGCGTGTACACGCTGACGGGCGAAGCCGGCGGCCCCGGCCTGGGCGTGACGACGGCCGCGGGCGGTTACAGCCTCACCGGGCAGGACCTGGCACCGGGTGAGGCGGCTGCGCTCGGCACGGGGACGTTCACCCTGAGCGGCCCCGGCGCGGTTCCGGGGCTCGCCTTCACGGCGCCTCCGGCGCTGGATACCGGGAGCTATGTTCTCTCCGGGCTGGGCATCACGCCGGGTCTCGTTTTGACTGGACCAGAGGCACTGAATACCGGGAGCTACGCCCTCTCCGGCTCAGGCATGATGCCGGGGCTCGCCTTCACCGCCCCTCCCGCGCTCGACACCGGGCACTACGCCACAAGCGGCCCGGGTGCGATCCCGGGTCTCGGCATCGGGGGAGTGGGGGCGGATACCGGCAGCTACACACTCCTCGGCTTCTCGATCGACACCAAGCTCGTCGCGCTCTTCCCGCAGCACATCACGGACCCGTGGCTGTCGCCGGACCTGACGGCGCGGCCCGACCCCTACACGCCGATCGACGCGTCGACGGGGCCCGACCCCTATCGAGCCACTGACGCGGGGGCGCGGCCCGATCCTTATCGCCCCGGAGGTTGACTGACCCATGCTCGCATTCCAGGGCTTCCAGGGTGCCATGGTGCCGATCACGTTCCCGATCACCGACACGAACGGGAACGTGATCACCGACTACGCCGGCACCGAAAACTTGCGCACCGAGGTCTGGCCGGGCGGCAACCGCGCCGAGGCGTTCGATGCGACGACGACGTTCAAGACCCACCCCCCCGCCGACGGGTTGGTCGATATCCTGATCACCGCGGCGCAAACCGCGGCCTTGTCCCTCGGCCGGTATCAGATCTATTCGACGATCACGGCCGGCGGCGACCCGCAGCCGATCCTGATCGCCACGCTCGATATCGTCGCGACGCCGGGCAGCACGCCCGCGCCGAAGACCTACTGCGGCTACTCCGACCTCCTCAAGTACGGCCGGGCCTGGCTGCGCCAGCTCCAGACCGGCGACGACGAGGCCGGCTTCGCCGAGCAGCTCGGCAGAGCCCGCAGTTGGATCGAGGACCTCGCCCACGCCCACTACCGCGTCGCGGCAATGACGATGGTGATTGGCTCCCAGGCATTCGGGCCGCGGCGGAGTGGGGCCCGCTCGACCTGGCTCCAGGATCAGCTTGACGCCGACACGCTGATCGTCACCAACCAGATTCGCGAGGCGGCGGCCAAGAAGGCGCTGGCGTTCATCTGCGAGGGCCAGGTCGGGCCGACCGAGAGCGCGGCACCGTACGCACGGCTGGCGCGGATGTACCACTCCCAGGCCGATTACCTGGGGACGTGCTTGACGCTCTCGCTCGATACGAACAACGACGGGTTCGCCGACGTCAACATCGACTGCTCGTGCACCGATCCCATGATGGCTTAGCGAGGTTTCCCATGGGGGCATTCTGGCGACGCTTGCTGGGCTGCGAACGCCGCACCGAGCGGTTCCTGCGGATCATCCACGACCTCGAGCGGCGGCTCACGGCGGCGGAGCAGGAACTGGTGCAGCTACGGTCGATCCTCTGACCGGTCTTTCTCCCCGGTCACCTTGTCACCTTGTCACCTTGTCATCCTCATGGACGCCATCGACCCCCAGCAAAACCGCCTGCTCCAGCTCGAACGCAAGCAAGTCCGCCTGGACGACGACCTCTCCAATCTTACCAGACGGCTCACCACCCTGGAGCAACGTATCTGGCAATCCTGGGGCGGCCTGGGCTTCCCCCGCTACGGGTCGACGCCGACGCCCACGCCCACGCCGACGACGTGCTCAGCGCCGACCCTCAACACGCTCTCGAACCTCACTTACTGCGGCGACCCCGGCGCGGTGACCGTGAGCCTCAGCGGTATCACCGACGGCATGGGCGGCACAGCCTTGCCGATCGTGATCACGGCGACCAGTTCCTCGACGTTCAACATCCCCAACCCCACGGTGACCTACACCAGCCCGAACATTACGGGCTCGATTCAGTTCACGCCGCGGGCTGGTCTGAACAACTGCGCCACGCCGGTCACGATCAGCGTGAAGGCCAAGAACAACTGCAACACGGGCACCCTGGGCGGCACGAACTCGATCGTGCGGACCTTCACCGTGGTAGTCACCCAGCCGGTGACCCCAAGCTTGAACGCCATCGGCAACGTGGGCCCGATCGCGGCCGGCTCGGCGAACCAGACGGTGAACCTTTCGGGCATCGGGCCGGGCACCTGCAACGCGAGCGGGAGCTTGACCGTCACAGCCAGTTCGAGCAATCCGGCGGTCTCCGGTGTCGTGAGCGTCTCCTACACCAACCCCCACACCACGGGCTCGGTCGTGATCTCGATCGGCGTCGCGGGCACCGCGACGATCACCGTCACGGTCACCGACGGCAACCCGGGGCACTGCGGCGGCACGACCAAGAGTCAATCGTTCAATGTCACGGTGGTATGAAGCATGAGCGGCACGACCGACGACCTTTCCGTGGGCACCAATGAGGGGTCGATCACCGGCCCGGACGGTACGGTGATTCCCCCGCTCCCGCCCGACACCGATCCCGATCCGGACACGGACCCGCGCTCACTCACGCCGGAGACGCCCACCGTCGATTCGATCCCGGACGAGCCTGATCCGCCGGAAACCGGCACATCCACGCCCGACGACTGATTACCCGCATGCCGCGCGAGCGGCGCCGAAGGGCCCGTGAGGGCCACAGAGACCCATGTCCGAAGCAGCATCAACAGCAGCATCAACAGCAGCACCGGCCGACGACCTCCAGAAAGAGATCGCCCGCCTCAAGGCCGAGAACCAGAAGCTCGCGAAGGACCTGGCCGGCGCCCACGACGACCTGAAGGACGTCCGGGGCGAGGCCAGGGACCGCAGGCACGAGACGAAGACTCTGAAAGAGCAGCTCGACGCGCTCACGAAGGAGCGTGACGAATACAAGGGGAAGGCGGAAGCCGACCCCGAGGGCCTGAAGGCCCAGCTCGCGGAATTGACGGGAAAGATCCGGGAGCGCGCCCACCGGGACACGTTCGCCGAGGTCGCGAGCGCGGCCAGGGTGACCGACCCGGCCCGGATCGCCGACCTCTACGCCCTCTCCGGGTACAAGCCCGAGGGCGATGAGGCCGACACGGCAAAGCTGGGCGAGATCATCGGCGCGGCGCTGAAGAGCCGGCCGCATTTCCTCGACCCACCGCCGGCGGGAGCCGGCAACGCTGCCGCGGGAGCGGCCGGGGCCAACGGTACGACGCAGTCCGGCGGGAAGCCGGGCCCAGGCGCGGACCGCGGCCAGAGCACTTCCACGGACAGTAGCAGCCAGCCCCGGGAGCGTATCCCCGGCCGGCTGTGAGATGGAGAACAAGGGGAGGAAGGATTGAACAGAAGGACGCGAAGCAAACGAAGTAACTAACAAATCTCTATCAATCTTTGTTGCCTTCGTTACCTTCTGTTGAGATCCTGTCCCCGGTCGCAATATGGCGAACAACCTTGCTGCATTCAATAGCGAAGCGTGGTCCGAACGGCTCGTGACCAAGCTCGATCAGATCAACATCATGCTCCCCCTCGTGAACCGCAACTGGGAGGGGGACCTGAGGCAGAACAAGACGGTGTGGGTCCGCACGCCGGGCAACATCACCATGGGGAGCTACTCCCGTGGTGGTACGATCACCTATCAGGACCTGACCCCGACCAAGGAAAGCTTCACCGTCAACGACGGCGAATACTTCGCGTTCGAGGTCGACGACCTGGACAAGGCCCAGAGCGACATCAGCGCCATGGACGTTTACATGAAGCGTGCCGTGGTGGCGATGAACAACACCGTCGAAGCGAAGCTGCTCTCGGCCTACACGAGCGCCGGTGTGCAGCTCGGCGCGCCCCCGGCCGGCACGGGCGCGAGCCTCACCGCCGTCATCAGCGGTGGTGCCGTTACCAGCGTGACGATCAACTCGGGCGGCTCGGGCTACAGCACCGCGCCGGTCATCCAGTTCGTCGGCGGCACCGGCAACGGGGCCACGGCGCACTGCACCGTATCGAGCGGCGCCATCGCAACTGTCGTGGTGGACACCGGCGGCAACAACTACACCGTCGCTCCCTCCGTCGTCCTGACGACCGGCTCGGCCGTCACCCTGACGACCTCGACGGGCACCACGGTCAACGCCACGGACATCTACCCGCAGTTCTGCCAGGCGCGGTCGATCCTCTCCAAGGCGAACGTGCCGGCCACGACCGGCAGCCGGTGGGCCGTGGTCGATCCCGACGTGACGAGCCTGCTCTTGCAGGACACCGAGCACTTCGTCAGGGCCGGCGAGCTCGGCGACAAGATCGTCCAGTACGGCCTGGTGGGCGGTGAGGAGGTCGCGCGCACCGCGGCCCAGGCACCCGGCTTCGTCGGGATGGTGGCCGGCTTCGCGGTGTACGAGACGCCCCACGTCCCCCGCTCGGGTGCCTCGAAGTTCCTCCTCTTCGGCGACAACGAGGCGATCAGTTACGCCGCGCAGATCACCGAGATCGAGGCTTTGCGGCTCCAGACGACCTTTGCCAACGCCGTCCGCGGGCTCTTGCTGCACGACGTCTTCGTGGCGGCCGAGAGCTCGAAGCGGCTGGTTTCCCTCCAAGCGACGGCGTGAGCTCGCGACCGTCGCGCCGGGGGCGCCGGGAATACCTACCGGGCCCCCGGCCGCGTTCTACCTCGCATTGCTT